AGTGAATCGCTACGTTATGCGTGTACTAGGTGCAGAGAATCCACGAGTGAGCTGCGCTGGGTAAGGGGAAACAGCCACGGCTACTCACCCTTGGGGATGCTATTGTCAAAAGTGAAAAACATATTGCATCGTAAATTTTGTAGCAGGTAGGTATTGACTTGTTGCAATCTGTGTTTATAATTCGTGCTTTTAGGAGATGAGATGCTAGTAGAGAAGATACGGATTGATTGTGGTACACAGTCTAGAGAGAAGATTGATCAGCAAGTTGTTAGTGACTACGCTGTTGCCCTCAAGGAGGGCGCTAAGTTCCCTGCCGTGGTGGTTTTCCACGATGGTTTGGAGTACTACTTAGCGGATGGATTTCACAGGTATTTAGCTCATGTCCAAGCCGGACGGTCTGAGATCGAAGCAGAAGTAAAGAACGGTACTCTCAGAGACGCGATTCTTTACAGTCTCTCTGCTAATGATTCACACGGTTTAAGAAGGACTAATGCGGATAAGCGTAAGTCCGTCATGACTCTTCTTGAAGATGAGGAATGGAAACAATGGTCGAGTTCCGATATCGCTCGGGCTTGTAAGGTTTCCCATGTCTTCGTGATTAAGTTAAGGAAAGATGATAAGCCCGAAGTGGTGAAGGTCACTCGTAACGGCAAGGTAACAGAGCGTCAAGCCGAATACGAAAAACCTAAATGGACCCCTCCTCCCCTTGCAGATGAGCCAAAATTGGCCCCCCAAGATGAGAGGGATGATGCCCTTCAGATCTTACTGGAGGAGAACCAAAAGCTCACGGATAAATTAACCCTAGCTGCCCTGCCCGAGGAGGATCGCTTCTTGGCTGAAATGGAAATAGAAGATTTAAGAGAAGAACTAAGGTTAACCAAGATAGAACTGGAGGCTGTTAAGATTTCTAGAGATCAATTCCAAGCAGAAAACGCGCAGCTAAAGCGACAAATTGCCGCGATGCAGAGAAGCAAAGCGACAAATTAACAATGATTCACTATCATGGGTTGCCAATCACGCCAGCTACCGTGGCGGTCAAGGCTATTGAAGCTGGTCATGCCTTTGTTTCTTTTGCCCATCCTGATCAACTATCCGTGGCAGTAGAAGTGTGTCAATCTTTTGCCATTGACAATGGTGCTTTTTCGGCTTGGAAAAGTGGCAAACCAGTTGAGGATTGGAATCATTTTTATGATTGGGCATTAAATTTAAAAAGAATCCCATCTTGTGACTTCGCTGTGATTCCCGATGTTATAGATGGCACAGAGGCTGACAATGATGCCCTGCTGCGGGACTGTCCATTACCCAATTGGTTTGGTGCGCCTGTCTGGCATATGCACGAAAGTTTAGAAAGACTTGAGCAACTTGCAAATACTTACGTTCGTGTTTGTATTGGAAGTTCGGGAGAGTATGCGTCAGTTGGCAATCAGATGTGGTGGATACGAATTAGCCAAGCCATGAGAATTATTTGCGATGATTTTGGTAGACCATCTTGCAAACTTCATGGATTGAGGATGCTTGATCCTTCTGTTTTCACGAAACTACCATTTTCATCAGCAGATAGCACCAACATCGGGAGGAATGTTGGGATTGATAACAAATGGAAATCAGGAAATTACCCGCCCCCCACAAAGGAGGCTAGAGCTCAGATTATGAGATCAAGAATAGAGTCATTTAATTCTCCACCCCTATGGAATTTTTATCAACCAATGAAACAGGAAACACTTCTATGAATACATACAAAACCAAATTTTTTGTACGCTGCCCAGTAAACAATGAAGAAATATCTTATAAACTTGAAATAAAGATAAACAAAAAAATTTTAGTTGAGGAAATATTGGATTTTGTTAACAAATTTGATGCTGGATTCCATGAAGACATAGCAGATGAATTGTTTGAAAAGTTTGGCGGCGTTCAAAAAATTAACGCCAATCATCATGGGGTTGTAATTCATACCGAAAGAAAATGATGATCATTGCTCTATTAACATATGCATCTTCAATGATTGCGGCAAATCTTTTGGTTGCCACATTTGGTCCATCAATCAGTCCGATAAATGCATTTTTATTGATTGGACTAGACCTTACGCTTAGAGATTGGTTGCACGTCAGGATTAAAACATGGCAAATGGGCTGCTTAATCATAGGCACAAGCGCATTAACTTACTTGCTAAATCCTGCAACTGGGATGATTGCAATAGCCTCTGCTGTTTCTTTTTTTGTTGCAGCATTGGTGGATTGGTCCGTGTTTTTAAAGATCACGGGATCTTGGATCAAGCGGACAAACATCTCAAATGTTGCTGGTGCTGCTGTTGACTCTTTGCTTTTCCCAACCATTGCATTCGGTGTTTTAATGCCTGAAATTATTGCGCTTCAGTTCGTTGCTAAAATTTCTGGGGGGGCAATTTGGTCTGTGCTTCTTAATAGAAAATAATTATTTTAAGTAGGGATATTTAACCAACACCCAAGCGGATGGGTTTATCCGCAGAGGAAATATGCTACAACTTAGACCTTATCAGGAGAGGGCTATCGAAGCCCTGCGTGACGGATTTGCGAGGGGATTTAAGAGTCAAGTACTCTACGCCCCCACGGGAGCGGGTAAAACCGAGATGGCTATTGCGCTACTCGATGCTACCAAGAGGAAACTAAACTCATGCGGGATGATCATGGACCGGATCATCCTATGCGAGCAGACCTCTCAGAGACTGGAGAAGTATCAGATAGACCACGGCGTTTTGATGTCGGGTCATTGGAGATACAGACCGTATGAGAAGATCCAAATCTGCTCCGCCCAGACCCTTGAGAAGCGGGAGATGTTCCCTGACTTCTCCTTGGCTGTGATTGATGAATGTCACACAGTCCGAGAAAAGATTGCAGAGTACATCCGAAACAACCCCAACATGAGAGTGGTAGGACTTTCAGCTACACCTTTTACTAAGGGTATGGCTCTGACCTACGACAACATCATCTCTACGGTCACGACCCAGCAGTTGATGGATCAGGGAGTCCTAGTTCCATTGAAGATTTATGTCGCCAAAGAGATCGACATGAGCGGGGCAAAGAAAGTCGCGGGTGAATGGAGCCAAGCCGAAGCTACGGAACGTGGACTTAAGATCACGGGCGATATCGTGGCGGAGTGGGTTAAAAAGACCCATGAGATATTTGGCAAGCCGGAGAAGACTATCGTGTTCTGTTCCGGCGTGGCTCATGGTATGGAACTATCTAAGAAGTTCGCAGAACAGGGATATAACTTTGTCTCTGTCTCCTACCATGATACGAATGATGAGAAGCAGGAAGTCATTAGGGAGTTCTCTAAACCTGATTCATCCATTCATGGACTTGTAGCCACAGATGTACTTACGAAGGGATTCGATGTCCCCGATGTGAAGATCGGCGTATCGGCTCGACCTTTCTCTAAATCCCTATCCTCTCACATCCAGCAGATGGGCAGGGTGATGCGGGGACATCCGAGTAAACAATTTGCGGTCTGGCTGGATCATTCGGGGAACTATCTCAGATTCTTTGAGGACTGGCAGGAAATCCTACACGATGGCGTCTCAGAGCTAGACGATGGCAAAGAGAAACCCAAAAAGGAAAAGACGGAGAAGGAAAAGAAAGAATCCAAGTGTCCCAAGTGTGGCTATTTCTGGAAAGGTCTGTCTGTCTGTCCGGCTTGTGGCTGTACTAGGGAGAGGAAGAGCCTAATCGAATCCGTACCCGGCGAAATGGAGGAGCTTGGAGCTTTCAAGTTCGAGGACAAACAAAAGTTCTGGTCTGAGTTACAGTTCCAAAAGAAGTATCGCGGCTGGTCTGACAAGCGATGCTTAGCTACGTATCGGGAACGGTTCGGCGTATGGCCTAGGGGTCTAAACGATACAGTTGTCACCCCTTCACCTCAGACAGAAGCCTACATACATAAACGTACACAAGCGTACATCAGACAAATGAAGAGGAGATAAATGGACTTCATCCAAGCCTGTCAGATTCACGGGATACTGATTGACCACTTACCTCCCTTCGGTATATGGAAACGATACCCGACAGAGACACACCCAAGAAAGCGGAACGGAGCGGTCAAGTGGATGGGAGATCATGGATTCATTCAGGACCACGCGAGAGATACGGAGGTCATCGTGTGGAAAGGGCAGGAATTACCTCGGCATGACCTTGGTCAGATGATCTTCAAAGCCCAGCAGGACACTTTGAGAAGGCAGAAGTTAGCCTCTCAGAAAGCGGCTTACCTTCTCAACAACTCAAAAAATGAAACCCATGAGTACATAAACAGGAAGGGTTTTTGTAACTTAAAGGTTCCAGTCTTTGAGGGCAAAGCCGTTATCCCGATGAGGATCAACGGAGCTTTAGTTGGGTGTCAAATGATCTCGCCTGACGGATCAAAAAGATTCCTGTCGGGGCAGGTCACGGCGGGAGCCAGTCTGACCATTGACAACAAAGGGATGAACTATCTAGTCGAGGGATACGCCACGGCGTTAAGTCTGAGAGCCGCACTAAAACACATCGGCGTGAGATATACGATACACGTTTCATTCTCGGCGGGGAATATGGCTAAGTTAGCTAAGAGCCTCACCAAAGGGATGATTATCGCTGACCATGACCCCGTAGGCGAAAAAATAGCCCGAGAGTCGGGCTGGTCTTACTTCATATCGGGAAAAGAAGGGGAAGATTTTAATGACCTTCACCTTCGGGTTGGTCTTGAGGCGGCAGCGGCTCAATTAAGGGCAAGACTCTATGGATTTTAAAACGTGAGGGGATGACTCGCTCAAGGATTTCCCTGAGAGAATCACCCTCCATGTCCATAGAAAAATGGACTTCTTCATCCGACAGTTCTATTCTATAAATCAATCTATTCTTTCAACCTTGACGGTCTCAACGTAGTAATCCTCGACCACGGACGGATCAGGATCAAACTGCTCATGGGCTAGATGGCTTGCTTCTGTCTCATCTTCGGCGAGAATGGTAAAAGTCTGCTGCGCCACGGCTCTTATCGTCACAGAGTAACTATTCATTTTTCCCCCATTGTAACTAACTTGTAGTCTATGATCTTGAAAGGTGCATGACCCCTGTATTTCATGTTCTTTAGATGTTCTAAAGAATCCGCATAAAAAGCTATGTGATCGTCAGGGACTCCAGCGGAGTCGCAATTCGTCCCCTCATCGTAGTCCATCAGAGAGATATAAATATCCTCTTTTTCATTCGTGTCGGCCCACTCCACAAAAGCGCAAGCCCCGATGATCTCCACGCCCGCCCCTATTTCAACCACCTCGGGCGGCACTATGGTCTGATTAAATTGCAATTTCATATAAGCCTTTCATAAGATGCCAACACTAAAAAAATGAAACAAACCGCGACCATGTAAAAGATAAAGTTCCTGACTTTCCGGCGGGAGAAGTCTGACTCAATCCCCAATAGGGCGGCTTGTACTTTCTCGCCTTCTTTGGTTACGTGATTTTGCTGCGGGAAATAATTTCCCCCGATAAGTACTTTGCCGGTGTTGTACGGCTTGTACTTCACTTCATAGTGAAACCGCTTCGGTTCTTCTTTTTTGCGTCTCGCGTTCATATAAGTGCCTCGGGGAATTCGTCCCAATATTGTTTTTCGATCCGCTTTAATTCTTTAGCGGTCATCGGGCAGATGGTCGGGAATGGATACCAGCTTGGGGCTTTCATCGCGCCTCCCTTCGTCCGATTTCGATCAGCCTTTTGGCTTCGTCTCGGTGCTCGGGCTTTTCTGCTTGAAGTAATAGGTTTATCCATGACCCTTTTATCACTCCCTTTTCGTACTGGTAGCCCGTCTCGATGTAAAAGTGTTCAGTTTGATTCATTTAACACCTCTTGTAGTGTCCCATCACATTCACCCCTGCGCCACATGTCGGCGAATTCGTCTAGGATGCTGTCGATTTCGTCATCGTCAAGATCACGCGCCTCTAGTTTTAGGCGTAGTTGTCTCTCGTTCATGCTGTCACCTCTTGAATGTCATAAACATCATTTTCAAAATCACCACCGGAAAGGCTGGCGTTATCACAAATCTCCAATATCAAATCTTCTTCTGTGCAATCATCGGGAACGGTTACACGTACCGTTTGATATTGTTTGGTAACCAATGTTGCGGTATAAGTTTTCATGCTGTTGCCTCCAGTTCTTCGGGTAGTTCAATTTCCTTGCCCAACTTGGACGCCACAAAACACCGCATGGCTGCAATAAGGGGGGTAGGGCCGTATGAATAAAGGTCGCCAATGTGTGCATACCATCCGCTATCGCACTCCCACCACGGGAAGTTTGTTCCTGTAATGGAAATGTTTTCTCGCTCAATGATCACACCACCTTTTGCCCAGTCGGTTGAGGGCTTGAAGTCGGGTCCATATTCCCCCGCATCAAGATCGCCCTGCTCCCATGTAAAGCCCTCACATTTGGAGACAGCCCAGTCAAGGGCAGCCCCTGTTAGTTCAGTTGTTTTCATGCTGTCACCTCTTCGCTTTTAAAAATTACCGTTCCTAGGTGCCCGATAAGTGCTCCAGCGGCAATCAGGCAAACATAATGCAGGTATCCATGACCCCCCCAGCCCATCGCTAGGAAACAGCAAGCCATCAGCGTATTGAAAACAAGAAAAATTCTCTCGGTCATTCTCATCTCTCCACAATTCGGGCAAAATAGCCCCATAAGCCCCACACGTGAGGCTTATAGAGTGTTTTAGAATTGTTGATAAATGAATGTCCCTTCGAACGGCTCGTTTACGATTTGCGTGTGATGCTCCAAAAAGTCGCGCACAGCGGCAATTTTTTCGTCTTCGTCTTCGGGTAGATCAATAGAGTAATCATCCGCTATTTGTCCCCAGTCTGCCTCTGAGTAGTCGCAGCAAATGGCGATAACGTCTAATTCGATCTCTTCGCCCGTGTCTTCTTCGTATTGCTCAAAGTAAGAATACAAAGCGCCCAAGCCCTTGTAAGAGAATTGCTCGCCTCGCCCTGCATTGTGGAAAGCGCTGCGGAATTGTGATTCGTTAATGGTGATCTTCATGGTTTGCCTTTCAGTTGGTTTTGGGTGTGGTTTCGTTTCTAAATCCGTCTGTGCTCTCAGCCTCTAATTCTGCGAGCGTCTTTGCGTCTTCTTTTACGGGCGCGCGCTCGGGGTTTTTAAACCCGTCTAAGCTCTCTGCCTCTAGTTCTGCGAATGTCTTCATAGCTTGCCTTTCGTTGGTTAAATGATCTGCATCAGTTGTGTATTGCATTACCTGGGGTTGTATCAGGTAGATCCTGATTTGTCAAGCATGACCCAAAAATATATTTTTAGATGTCCATTGTCTGAGCGTGTTGCTCGATCGTAAAACCTAGTTTTTTGATCGTTTCGAGCGCGGCGCGGGTTAGCGTTTTTGTGCCGGTTAGGTCGCAGAACAGCTTAGATTGTGCACAAGCTGGATAGGCTTGCATCACCCCATAGATGGATTTAGTCTTGATTGTGATTTTCATGATGTTATTTCCAAAGGATGTCAAAATATGCCATTGCTAAGATGGCGAGAGCTGCACCAAGTAGGATCGCTGTTAGCAAATCCCAAGTTTGGTGCTTTCGGCTCGGTTTGTAATGCTGATTCATGCTGTCACCTTGTTTAAACTTACTAGCCATTCAAGAATGGGTGCGGCGCGGTACAGTTTTGTATTGATTGCCTTTGCCGTGTTTTCGTTGAACGTCTCAAAAACGGCTTGATTCGTTGCAAGATTTACGATAACCCATGATGCGGTTTTCATGCTTTGATATCCTTTAAACCGTGGATTTGGTTTGGGTTTACGTCATGACCCAAAAAGCGGGAAAAGGCAGAATGTAGAGATGCGCGCCGATCATCTGACCAAGTGCTAAACCACCTCTCGGTTTTTCCGTCAATTAACTGCCAATCGCTGCCGTGGTCGTATGCTTTGATTTGTTTTGTGCCGTCAGAATAAAAAGCGATCATGCTGCCACCCCATAAGCCAAAATAGGCAAGCGGTTCACTCTAGCCCTAACCCAGCTAAAATATTCGCTAAATGCCACATTACCCCGTAAACCTTCGCCAATAGCAAGCTCAAAGCCATCCGGTGCGGTTTCGCTGTCGGGTATTAACTTTAAAACGCCATTTTCGGTTTCGCTGCTAGGCTTGAAGTACAGATAAAGCGGCTCAAATATTCCGGCGTTAACCATTTTCTGAGCGTCATGTGCGCCACAATCCGCGCACTTTTTGACCATTTCAAAAATCACTTTTTCATAATTTAACATTTTTAGCTCCAGTTGGTTTGCCCTTTCGGGCGGGAATGGTTTAAATTGTGCTGCCGTACTCAATGGCGAAAATTGGCTCTCTAGTCACTTTGTCCACAATGACCATGTTGTAGCCATCATCATCAACATCACCCAATGTCGGGTTTGTTATGAAACCCTCATTAGCCATTGATTGCAAGATCGTTTCAGGCTTTGCATCAAGATCAACATCAATGCTACCTACGTTAAACCAGTTATTCCACTCATAACCCTCATCTTGATTACCCCATGCGTCTATTGATAAAACCTTGAATTTGCTCATGTTTTTAGCTCCTAGTTGATGTCTTCAATTATCGCAACCCAATTGCCATCTCTGGTCTGTCCGCCCTCGGTGGCGGCGGCGCGCCTTGCTAAACCCCTCCACTCGGGGTCTAGGAATTCAAACTCATCCCCGTTATAGGGGATGGTGATTGACGCACCTTGATCTCTGGGTGTGCCAAGTTTTTTCAGCGTTACGTATCTCATTTTTTTCCTTTCGTTTGGTTGATCTGCTTCACTTATGTGCTGCATTGGTTGTAATCCTAGCAGCCAAAAACACTAAAACCATTAGGGAAAACCCTAATAAAGCACTGATCGTTTGTACAGTAAACAACAAAAAAGCCGGAAAAACGCGCACGAAGTGCAAAGGTTCCCCATTTGTACCCCTATAATCCCTGTACATTCATACAGTAAATAGGATATGACACTAACACGTAAGCAGATAGCTCAAGCATTGGACACTACGCCAATAGATCAGATTCTAGGTGTATCGGATAGAGCACTTACGCCTAAACAAAAACGATTCGCTAAAGAGGTCGCTAAAGGATCAACTAAAGCGGATGCATATCGGACAGCATATAAAGCGGATGCAAGCCAGCACACATTAGCCAGCAAGCCGTATGAGCTAATGCGTGACGAGAGAATTCAGGCAGAGATAAAAGCCTATGAGCTAGCTATTCAGGCGGCAGAACATCGCACTCCCACAGCCTTACGCGACCTGGTAATACATTCGCTAGTGCAAACGCTTATAGATCCTGAGACTGGGGCAGCACAAAGGATACAAGCCGCAAAGGTACTTGGCACGGTAACGGAAGTAGCGGCATTTACTGACCGGAAAGAAGTAACGACTATCACCAGCTCACAAGATGCGCGTGAGCGCGTGATGCGCGAGCTACGTGTACTCATGAATGGCGATGCAGAAGATGCAACCATGATCGAAGCGGATTCGCTGATGGCCGAACTCCACCCCCCAGTGGGGGCCACAAGCGTGGAAGCGGAGTCCCGCGCAGAATTACATACTGTTCCACTCGAACAAATTCCATCTTTAGACGACCCCACCCCCTCGATTGAGGAAGACCCCCCGGTTGCAGAATGAAACGTTACATTGTAAAAATATTCCACATAATGAAATCGGTATCTTGAAACGTTACAAGATGATTAGAAAAGTTTTGATCAATGATGAGATGCGTATTACGAGAGCGCATATGAGTTATGAAGAATGTTTACTAACAGATATGAGCCCGGCCCAGAAAGAAGTCTTTTTTGTTATAGATGAGTGGTGGAAGAAGTATGGATACAGTCCATCGCTTCGGGACATTGCTTATCACAGGGGAAAGATGGGTCTTGGGAATACGAAGAAGATCGTGGACAAGTTAGTAGAGTTGGGAGTGATAAAGAAACTAGACGGAAAAGGTAGGACGATCAGGCCCGTCTATATAAATTTTAGGAACTTGGAATAGTGGATATAGAGAAGCTAGTGGGGGAGTTGCCTCCTAATGAGCAGGAGAAGATTTTATCTTGGGTGTCTACTTATAAAGAGGCGCTTGAGAGGGAGAAGTGTGAACAGAGCTTCCTACCGTTTGTAAAGAAGATGTGGCCGAGCTTTGTACACGGGCGGCATCATGCGGTGATGGCTAAGGCGTTTGAGGACGTAGCTTCTGGGAAAATTAAGAGGCTGGCGATATCCTGTCCTCCTCGGCATACGAAGAGTCAGTTCGGCTCTTTCCTCTTCCCGGCTTGGTTTTTGGGGAAGTTCCCGGATAAGAAAGTAATGCAGTCTTCCAATACGTCCGAACTGGCCGTAGGTTTTGGTAGGAACGTCAGGAACTTGGTGATGAGTGAGGAGTACTCTAAAGTATTCCCGAATGTAAAATTAAGACAGGATAGCAAGTCGGCGGGACGTTGGGCGGTGAACCAGTACGGAGAATACTTCGCTATTGGTGTGGGAGGTACGATGACCGGTCGAGGTGCGGATATTGTAATTATTGACGACCCCCACTCGGAACAAGAGGCGACGATAGCCTCTCATGATCCTTCGGTTTATGACTCGGCCTATGAGTGGTATACCTCCGGTCCTCGGCAGCGTCTCCAACCTAACGGGGCGATAATCATAATCGCTACTAGGTGGTCGGAAAGAGATCTTATTGGTAGGGTTTTAAAAGACGCAGCCGAGCGAGGGAAGGAAGATGAGTGGCGAGTGATTGAGTTTCCCGCGATATTACCCAGCGGGAATCCCCTATGGCCTGAATTCTGGTCTTTGGATGAACTGTCCGCCTTGAAGGAGGAACTACCCCCTTCTAAGTGGAATGCTCAGTATCAACAAAGTCCTACGGGCGAAGAGGGTGCAATCGTAAAGAGGGAGTGGTGGAAGGTCTGGGAACAGGACGACCCTCCGAGGTGTGAATTTATAATTCAGAGTTGGGACACTGCTTTTACTAAAAATGAAAGAAGTGACTATTCCGCTTGCACAACTTGGGGGGTTTTCCATATGAACGAAAATCCAGAGGATGTACACATCATTCTTTTGGACGCGTTTAAAAAGCGGATGGAGTTTCCGGAATTAAAGGAAAGAGCCTACGAGCTTTATATGGACTGGGAGCCTGACGCTTGTATCGTCGAAGCCAAAGCAGCGGGTGCTCCTTTGATATTTGAGTTGAGGCAGATGGGGATTATGGTGAGCGAATACACACCTAGCCGGGGGAATGACAAGTTTGTCCGTTTAAATTCCGTGACGGATTTAATCAGGTCGGGTAAAGTATGGGCACCTGATACTAGGTGGGCGCGGGAACTGATAGAAGAAATGGCTGTATTCCCAAACGGTCAACATGATGACCTGACTGACAGCGCGACCCAAGCCCTAATTAGATTTAGACAGGGCGGATTCTTAAGATTAGAGTCCGATGAGAAAGAAGAACTGAAGAGTTTCCGCCGGAAACACATTTACTATTGAGGCACTATGGACATTAGCAAATCACTTTATCAAGCCCCTATTGGGATTGAAGACATTATTCCTAACGATGAACCCGCCATCGAGATTGAAATAGAAAATCCCGACGGCGTGACTATTGGGATTGATGGAATGGAAATATCCATGATGCCAGAAGATGTCGAGGAGTTTGACGACAACTTGGCCGAAAACATGGACGGCGGAGAACTTCAGAAAGTTGCCAGCGATATTATTGAAATGGTGGACTCCGACATCAACAGTCGCAAGGACTGGGTGGAGATGTTGGTTAAAGGTCTAGAAGTTCTTGGAATGAAATACGAAGAGCGGACAGAACCTTGGAACGGGGCCTGTGGTGTTTACTCTACCGTATTAACTGAAGCGGCTGTAAGGTTTCAATCAGAGACTATTACCGCGACCTTCCCCGCCTCTGGCCCGGTTAAAACCGAAATCATTGGCGCTATTGATAAGCTAAAAGAACAAGCCGCTCAACGAGTGTCGGAAGACATGAATTATCAGTTGACCGAGATCATGCAGGAGTACCGTCCCGAGCATGAAAGAATGCTCTACTCTTTGGGTCTTTCTGGCTCTGCCTTTAAAAAGGTCTACTACGACATTTCTTTAGGCCGGCAGACGGCTATCTTTATCCCGGCTGAGGATATTATTATTCCTTACGGAGCATCAAGTGCCCAGACTTCTGAGCGTTTGACTCACGTCATGAGGAAAACCAAAAACGAACTGAAGAAATTACAGGTTTCTGGATTCTATTTGGATACGGATCTCGGAGAACCCGTCACGATTCACAGTGATGTGGAGAAAAAGAAGGCAGAAGATCAGGGATATTCCCTAACTGACGACGACCGCTATCAGATTCTTGAGGTTCACATTGACTATGACCTCCCCGGCTACGAGGATGATGACGGAATCGCTCTCCCTTACGTCATTACGATTGACCGTGGTACTCAGGAAGTCCTGTCTATTCGCAGAAATTGGATAGAAGGCGACAAAAACAAGAAAAAACGTCAGCATTTTGTCCAATATACCTACGTTCCCGGCTTTGGAGCCTACGGTTTGGGTCTTATTCACCTGATTGGTGGGTACGCTAGGGCCGGAACATCGTTAATCCGCCAATTGGTGGACGCTGGTACTCTATCTAACCTTCCCGGAGGACTGAAATCCCGTGGATTGAGGACAAAAGGCGACGACACCCCGATTGCTCCGGGTGAATTTAGGGATGTGGACGTGCCAAGTGGGTCCATTCGGGACAACATCATGCCCCTACCCTATAAAGAACCGTCACAAGTTCTGGCAATGCTCCTTGAGAAGATCACGGAAGAAGGTCGGAGGCTTGGTTCTATAGCGGATATGAAGATATCCGACATGTCCGCCAACGCTCCCGTGGGTACTACGCTGGCTCTCTTGGAAAGACAGCTTAAAACCATGTCGGCGGTACAGGCTCGTGTTCATAACTCTATGAAACAAGAGTTTAAGTTACTCAAAGACATCATTCGGGACCACACCGAAGGATCTTATGAGTACGATCCGTCCGAGGGGGAGAGACGAGCTAAGCAAATGGACTACGACATGGTGGACGTTATCCCAGTGTCAGATCCCAACTCCGCCACTATGGCCCAGAGGATCATGCAGTACCAAGCCGTCATCCAGTTGGCTCAAGGCGCTCCCCAGATCTACGACCTACCCCAACTTCATCGTCAGATGATTGACGTATTGGGGATTAAGAACGCGGAGAAGCTCGTTCCCATTGAGGACGACATGACCCCCCGCGATCCAGTAAGCGAGAACATGGCATTCCTGACTGGTAAACCTACCAAGGCGTTTATCTATCAAGACCACGATGCCCATATCGCCGTCCATACCTCGATGATGCAGGATCCCATGATCATGGCCCAGATGGGACAGAACCCTATGGCCCAACAGATGCAGGGAGCGATCATGGCTCACATTGCTGAACACTTGGCTTTCCAATATAGAAAGCAAGTTGAAGAAAGATTGGGAGCCACCCTACCCGCACCCAACGCGGAACTGAAAGAGGACGTTGAAGTTCAGTTGTCTAAGCTGGTGGCCCAAGCATCTGTTCAATTACTTCAGATGCACAAAGGCCAAGCCGCGCAACAGCAAGCCCAGCAACAGGCTCAGGATCCAATTATCCAAATGCAACAAGCCGAGCTTCAGATTAAACAGCAAGAAGCCCAGACACAGGCACAGAAAGTTCAGGGGGAGTTGCAGATTAAGCAAGCTGAACTCCAATTGAAAGCTCAGGAACTTCAGCAGAAGGCCCAGTTTGAAATGGCTAGAAATTTACCTTAAGGAGAATGAATGGACCCTAAAGTATTGAAACTTCTAAATTCAAAATTAGAAG